TAACTGGTCTAACGCTGTCTGGCTTTACCAATGGTGTTCTTGTATCGAACAACTCGGGCGTTATAGGTGAAGTTTCCACGACCAATCATTCACTTCTGGTGGGTAATAGTTCTGGGACTATATCATCTTTGGGTGTAGCAACCAATGGTCAAATACCTATTGGTTCAACCGGTGCCAATCCTGTTTTAAATACGATTACCGCAGGGACTGGCATATCGGTGACCAATGGGGCAGGAACGATCACCATTGCATCTACCGGAGTTAGTCTTACCTTTGATGGTAATACAGGAAGCGCAACACCGGCAGCAGGGATACTCAACATTGTAGGAACTGGCGGTTTAACAACAACCGCATCGGGCAATACAGTAACTATTGCTGGTGGTTCTAATGTTCCTCAATCAATAACTCTCAATCTTACTAACTCACAGATTAAGAACCTGCAAGCTACACCGATTCAGATTCTTGCTGCACAAGGCGCTAATACTATCGTTGTTCCTATCAGTTCGGTAGCTTTCCTAAACTATGGCGGAAGTAATGCTTTCGTAGCTCCTTCAGGCTTAGGGATTGCTCTTTATTTTACTAATGTGAACACCGGCAGTACTCTCTTAGCTCCTGTATCTTCAGGAGGTGCCTTTTCTAAAACCACAAGTAACTATCAGATAATATCTATTCCTCAGAACAATGCTGGTACTCCAACTGCGTCTTGTATTAACCAACCTCTTTTTGTGGCGATTGATCAGACTGCAAGTGGAGAAATTACCGGGAATGCAGCCAATGACAATACCATAAGTATTCGTCTTGAGTATTTTGTATTAACGGTACCTCTTTGATTTGTGTTATACTAGGTTTTCCCTTTATATACTACGGTATGTAAAGTGGGCTTTATATCCCCCCGGATTATCTGGGGGGAATTTAAGGAGATAAAATATGAAATCTTATCTTATACTCATGCATCTTCTGAGCTGTCTTTGCCTTAAAGGTATGAATACTCCTCCGTCTTCGCCTCAACGCTACGCCCATGCTTCGCATAATGCTACGCAGGGCACAGCAGGACAAAATCTCCCACAACCCTTTATTGTAAATGCCGCCCCAATGTCTCCTTATGCCGTAGCAACGCAGTGTCATCTATCGGTAAAAGCCTATAAGAAGCAAAACAATGCTTTTATACGGGTAAGCCTCTATTATAACAACCTAAAAATCATGCAGAATGATTATGATCTTAATCTTCAGGAGATAGCAAAACTGTGAGGATAATCTATGAAGACTTCTCTTATATTGGTTCACCTTCTTATGTCTCTTCCTTTTCAAGCCGCTGACTCAAGTAGAACTAACAATGCCCAAAGCTCTTCTGAACTACGGGGAAGGGCTTCTTCTGCTATACCAATTTTGCCCGTGCCAGCATCTTCTGGTATGAGCAGTACATTTCCTGATGATGAACGTCCTAGGCGCGGTGTATTTGAACCTCATATGCGTCGTGTTGAAGAAGACTTTATACGCCAGATTCATTTTAAAACTACCATTACTCGAAGCGGGACTAACGCAAACTTCGCAGATACTTTTGAAATAGAGATAAGAGGGTATTTGAGAGAGAAGATAGTTTTAAGGCAGCTTGTTAAGGTTATTCTTTGATCTTTTTAAGGCACTCTTCCAGAAATTTAACATCTTCGAATCGAGGTTTCAATGCCTGTATCACCAATTCTTCAACGGCCATCCAATTAGGATTTATTTCATCTTCTGCTGTTTGAATAAAAAGCCGGCTGGCTGTCCCTTCATCATTCAAGTGGAGAATGCATAATGTTTTATACGGTGCAGCGTCATATTTAGTCGGAGGAGCCGTATAACGAATTATCATTATTACTCTTTTTAAAAGAGGCATGCAGCTTGAAGAGGCTTTCTTATGTTCTGCATGCCCACATAAAATATCTTGAAGTATACATCAATACTACGCCTGGTCCAAATAGTCGTGTTTTTGGATATTTGAACCAAGCCGTAGAAGCTATCATGAACTATTCAACATCTCGATAACATAAGGTCTTTTTTTGATTGCCCATAACAATTGAGGGCGAATTTTATGTTTCTGTCTTATTTCTTTTTGGGACAATCCATTTTTTATATCTTTTGCTATTTCTAGATGACGCTTTTTTGCTTTTTCCGTTCTTGCTTGTCTACATGGCCCATACCCGTTTTTTAATCTTCCTTTTATTTTGGCATCTTGCATATTGTTTTTGTGGGTAGCAAGCATTATGTGAGTAGGATTAACACAAGATGGATTGTCGCAAGAGTGGCAACAAAAAAGAGTAGGAGGGATAGGAGAATTATAATAAAGTACCCATGAAAGTCTGTGAGCCAAATATGAATATTGTTTTTTTTCTAATTGAACAACAATTGATCCGTATCCAGGCTTATTTTTTCTTGCTTTCCATTCCCAACAATCATCTTTACCACGTTTTTCGAATTTACTATAAAATCGTTCTTTTAGATCATTAAAACTCTCCTTGCTTAACGCAAAGAGGTCGAAGGCCATTTTTATACCTTACTTGTGTGATTTAGGATTATTACGAGATTCTTTTATTTCTCTGACTCTGTTTATAGCAGTTATGAATTTTGATTTTGGCATGTCCGCAAGCGCATGTATCTTAAGACCATTTAACACCATCTCAGTGATGTCCGTATATTCTGCAAGCTCATACTCTAACTCTTCTAATTGCTCTCGCGTGATTGTTATATGAGATTCTTCTTTTGGATTATATTTTGTGTTCAGCGAAGTTCCCTTCTTTGTCTCTTCACGCACACTGCCCATAACCAATTCACCATCATCATCCTCATCCGAGGTGATCACACCAGTTATCGCTGCGTAGGTATAACGCTTCAGATAAGTAATACATGATCCCAAGGACTGGATATCATTCTTCACGGGTAGGATACGCATTGATGTACGCATAAATTGCCCTGAAGAATGACACAGGATGCAATGTAATATATTTGCCCCGTCTTCATTGGGCAGAATCTGGTGGATCACACTCAGGCCGTATTTGGTTAATGCGGGACGCGATGCCCGCACAATATCTGCCAGGTCTGCGTAACGTGATTTGAAGAATGGGTTCTCTGATGACAGACCGGCAACACGCATCTCTGATTGTGCTTTAGCCAATGCTGCAAAGAGTTCTTTTAGGTCTAACGATTCGTTGGGACTATTATTTCGAGGTGCTTTTGGTAACAATACTTCTTGGGTTATTTCCATCTCATTTTTCTCTGTTTGTGTGTAATTCTACGTATAATTATAGCAGATTTGATAGCTTGGAAAACTAAAATGAAAATTTTTCTTGCTGATTTAATACGATGCGCTATGCTTTATCTAATTTATTGACAAAAAAAAAGAGGGCTGTGAAAGCCCTCCAAATAATTAGTTTTGCTAGACCACACAATCAGAAAATTGTATCTAACAGAACCAAAGCGAAAAGGTTAACGTGAATCAACCCGGTCAATCAGATCAAACCCGAAAAGATCAACCCGAAAAAAAGAATATAGTGGAAAAGACCCCTTGTCAACAGTACATTCTCCAATATCCAACACAACTCGTGTATGACTTAACCGATTCTGAACTCACCGTTCTGGATAGAATTCTTTTCTATGTAGCCCGCTATGGGAATACGATACAATTCAATCAGACCTACTTTGGAGAACAACAAGGATTCACACGTCAAACTGCAAATAGGGCAATAGCGAAATTCAAAAAACTTGGCCTTATCCTCATTAAACAGCGACGTATAGGTTGTGGCATTCTTTCGATCACCAACTACTTTTCATTGCCTAGAGTGCGTGCAATATTATCACGTTTTTTCAATGCATATCCTGTGTTCAAGATTGGCATTTCTATGTTACTATCAGAATATGTTACAGCCTATAAGAATAAGACTTCTTCTCCGGATCCGGCCAGACGGTTATTTAGAATTGGTCTTAATAGAAGTGCCGTAAACAAAGCATACCAAAGAAGCGATAAAAAAGTGAATGAAGTTACAATCAGAAAGATTTTGGATATTGAACGGGCTTTGGTTGCCAGGGGAGAGAGCCTGGATACCATGGACACGGAGAAGCTTGCTGCTTTTTCGGATGAATGCCTAGATTCTGTCTCCATGCAAATGAAAAAAGCACATCCTAAACAACCGTTTGCCTTTTTTATGCATCTTTGCATGAAGTGGTGCAAAGAAAACAATCAGGAACCTATATTTGCCAAAGCCGATGCATTGCGCCAGCTCAATCTGCTTTCTAAGTTTAGAGCCAGCCGGCCGGCTAGTATTGCAGAGCAAATAAAAGCAAAAGAGCCACAACGGAACAGCTATAGCCAGCAAGTACGCGATACGATGGCTCGTGAAAGAGCAGCCGCTGAAGAACGGGTAAGAAGATTTTCAGAAGTTCAGCTCGTTGATGAGATCGCTGGTATGAAGTGGCACGTTGAGAATCTAACCGAACGTTCGCTGAAGGGTGAACCTGGCGCCCCGATGGCATTGATGATGGCCAAAGGAACTCTGGCAAGACGAGAGCATGAGCTGTCTGCCTTATTGAATCCCCCTAAAACCAACCAAACTTCAACGGAGATAAAAGTTTCCCCTGTTAGACATACGAACGCTGCACCCCCTACCCAAATCGTTAACCATATGGCAAATTTATTCACGGATGGATTAAACGGAGACGAGAGTGACGAAGACGTACTTGATTGAAGGTGACTTTATGCCTCTAGCCCGCCATAGGGCTTCAAGAGGCAAGCTTTTTGACGCATGGGCTCACAGCCATTTGATTTTCACGAGTGTGCTTGAAACACAACACATGAAGCAACGTTTCTTTGAGTCTCCTATAGCAATAAAGGCTATATTCTTCCTTGACTTCCCTGAAGGTATGGGAGAGAAAAGAAGGCAAGAACGTAATAACAGATTCCATATGACACGACCTGCATTAGGAGCTCTTACAAAGGCCATAGAAGATCTGTGCACTGGTTTGCTTTTTGAGGATCCTGCTATAATTGTATCGATGCTCATAGAAAAACGACTGAGTATTATTCCACGCCTTGAGCTCATTATAAGCGAGGTAAAAGATGCCAAAAGAGATGGTAGTTAAGAGGAAACGCCATAAAGGGAGGATCGACAATGATCGTTCCAACGGCCCAATCCCCCAACATAGTATGGAAAAGGCAAATGGTACAAAAATAGAGCTGTTAGATGAGTACTATAATTACAATAGTCAGAGATTAGTTCCGGTGACGATAGCAACATTGATAAGATTAGCAGAAAATGCCGAGAAGTGGGCGTACACCACAGAGAAGGGCTATAAAATACAAGACTTTATGATACTGCAAGGCATATCAGAATATAGATGGGCCCGATACTGCCAAATGTGTCCTCGGTTACAAGAAGCAAACGATAACATGCTTACCATTTTAGGGTGCAGAAGAGAGGCCGGCCTGATAGAACGTAGATTTGAACCAGGATCAACGATATTCATGATGCCTAAGTACGACAAGGATTGGGCAGATATGTGCAAATGGCGGGCAAGTTTGAAGCCTAAAGAGGTGGAACATAAGGGTGGTGAGACGTTTGTGGTGATAGAGAAATATCCAGAAAGTGATTTGGTTCCAAAGAAAGAACAAGAATGAACTGGAAAAAGATAAATAATCGTCACGAACTTCCTAAAGATGGTCGACCGTTTTTAGCCTTTTTTAAGGGAAGAATATGCCTGGCCAACTATGAGAAAGAAGAATGCCGTTATTACGTTGTGTGGGATCCCGCTGAATACGGTCAAGGAATGCAACTTTCTCAAGAAAGAGAGAGTAAAATAAAACTTATTATAGAGCTCCCACAAGAATTGCATCCATTTGATTTGGAAGCCGATGTTATTAAAAATGAATCCCGATGAAAGTGATTTGGTTCCAAAGAAAGAACAAGAATAATGTATGAGGGTCATTGCGATAAATGTGGAAAATCTCTCGGAGAGTTTACCGGTGAAATATCTGGTGTTATGGGACCAGATAAAGAAGATGATACGGAAGATTATTTATATGAATTATGTAAGACATGTGCTGAATATTATGATCAATCTATTGAACGGTTAAAGCTCAATTTTTTAGTTGATTGGTTAAATATTGATACACCACATTTATCACAGCTGGGACGGATAGATAGAAAGAAAGAATAAGAATGAATCCAGATAGCTACTGCGCTTTATGTAATGCTGAATTGAGAAGCTTTCACCGATACTATTTCAATTATGACGCTGCTACCTTATTCAAGGATAATGAATGAGCGATAAAACATTCACCGTTAAAACATATGTCGATGGAAATATAGAAACCTATGAGAATTGTGACAAGGATTTCATAATCACTTTGTTGACATGTCCCGCTTGTGAGACTTCAGACTTTGCTATGCAGATATGTGGAAGAGATTTCATCGACACAGTAAATTTCTTCAGGGAAAATGATGGAAAGTAAAATATACGATATAGAAAAACTCAATAAAGCAGCAAAAGAGTTTAAACAATTTATGGATAAAAAATATGAGAATAAAGGAGAAGATAAAACTCGTGAGCAAGTACGCGCAGATAGCCTGAAAGAGATCAGTGAACTTGAGAAGAAATACAGAGTTACTTGTTCTAATGCAGGAATACTTAATGATTTGCTGAAGTATAAAGACTTTATAATCGACAACAGTTCTGATCTTGCTAAGGGTAGGTTGCTTAATGTGTTATTGCAGCGGCAGAGAGATTATTTTACTATCTATTCTTCGAATCAGGCGCATGATTTTTATGCAAATCTTGCTGAAGTATACAAGCAAGACATCTTTGGGATGCTTTCCTTTCTCATTCGTTCTGTGGAACAAGAGTTTAAAACTGAATCTGAAAAAGAAATAGAGCTAGTATTTGATAATAAATGCACACCTGATGAGATAGAAGAATATCGGAAAAAGGCAGACGATGGAAAATAACCATAAGTATGATATAGCCATCTTCTTTGAAGGTGGTCCCAATAACGGCATGATAATCTATAAAGCTAACTACGAAGACCTTACCTATGCATTATCAACCTACTATAGCGATAACTTTTATATATTTAACAAGTTTAATTGCGATTTTAAAGACGATGAAGAAGTGATTATTAATCTATCTCAGGTACAATTTATCCGTGTTAGGAAGGAAAACAAAAAATGAATACTATTGATATTCAAGCCCTCGAGAAGAAAGTATTGGCGTTGGTTACATTTGTCACCTCGCATTTATCGCAACTCGAGCAGGTTAAAAAAGATATACAGGATATTATGGCTCAGATTGCGCAATTGAAACTTGCAAGTAAATGATGTTTCCTATCAAGAGCGCTTGTCTTTATTGCGATAAAGAACTTGATGAGAATTGTCCTCATTTCTTTCTTGATACTACACGGAAAATAAGAATCAATTTCTGTCCCCCCTGCGCAGTGAAGATGTTAATAATGACTGGAGTATTTTCAAAAGAACAGACCGATAAAATGTTTTCAGTATAAAACCGGGGAGGGAGTATGGATCAAATAAAAGGACTGAAGCCTGAAGCACAAGTACATCTGAACAAGTTCAAACCACGACCCTATCAATTACCAATCGTCGATGCTATAGAAAATAAGGGCTATAAACGTGTCATTGCCATTATGCCCAGGCGTGCTGGCAAAGATCTAACTGCTTTTAATCTCTGTATACGCCAATGTATCCGCAAATCATGCGTAATCTATTACATTTTCCCTACCTATGCTCAAGGTAAAAAAGTTATCTGGGACTCAGTTACCAATGCTGGCGAACGTATACTGGATTACATTCCTGAGAGTCTTGTTGAAAGCAAGAACTCTCAAGAAATGAAGATACGCTTTAAGAATGGATCGTTACTTCAGATAGTAGGGAGTGATAACTATGATTCGCTTATGGGAACTAACCCGCAAGGCGTAGTCTTCTCAGAATACGCCCTACAAGATCCAAGAGCCTACCAGTACATTCGCCCCATACTTGCGGCGAACTTAGGATGGTGTCTGTTTATTACAACGCCACGCGGCAAAAATCATGCGTATGAGCTGTATCAGATTGCATTGCACTCTGAGAACTGGTTTGCCATGAAGCTTACCTTAGATGATACTAATCACATTCCTCTTGAAGAGATCGAGCGTGAGCGCGCTGAAGGTATCATGTCAGAGGATTTGATCCAACAAGAATATTTTTGCTCATTTGATATGGGCGTAGAAGGAGCATACTATGCAAAATATATGGATAAAATGCGCATTGATGGGCGTATCGGTGACGTGCCTTATGAGCCAGGATTCAAAACCCATACTAGTTGGGACCTCGGTGTCCGTGATTCGACCACGATTATTCTGTGGCAATCAATCGGAACCACCATTAGAATCGTGGACTGTTACGAGAACTCCAAAGAAGGCTTGGACCATTATGCCAAGGTACTCGCATCGAAACCATATCTATACGGTAAACACATTGCCCCTCATGACATTGCCGTCAGGGAACTTGGCTCGGGAATGACCCGTATCGAGAAAGCAAAGCAACTAGGTATAAAATTCACGATAGCGGATAATATATCCATCGTTGATGGTATAGAAGCCGTACGCTCAACGCTCAATAAGGTGTGGATAGATCAGAAATGCGTGCCACTTATAAAGGCGCTTGAGAACTATAGACAGGAGTATGATGTTAAGAACAGGGTCTACAAATCACAGCCTTTACATAATTTTGCTAGCCATTTTGCTGATGCAATGCGTTACCTTTGTGTTTCTCTTCCAAAGACGCGAGATGGTCTTAGTTCCGAAGAGCTGGATAGACGATATCAAGATGCCGTTATGGGATCTGGATCGGGACTTCCACATATGTTTCGAGACGATTTAGGACGGTATTAAAAATGAGAAAAACGGTAACATTTCATATGGTATGCGGCAAAGCTTTTAGCACGGATTCTGATAATCCTGAAGAATTATTAAAATGGTTTCGCGATGGCCCTGAAAGTGGTTTTTTTTCAAGAAAGCCACAAATTATAGGGATTATTGATGCTTCTAGAAAATCAAATGACTATTTCATCAACACTTCTAATGTTTGCGTTGTTGAAATATCAGATATAAAAGAACCATCTGCGATAATATAAAAAGGACAGTATGAAGCACATTGATCTAAATAATTATCAACCACATCCTGAATCAATCACCATGAAGCTCGGAAGACATATAATCGTTCAATTAAAAGATTATGCAGTTAAAGAATCTATACGAAAACAACAAAAAATAACGACCACTGAGCTTATAAAAGACGCAATAAGATACACATATCCATTTATAAAGGATTTAAGATGAATATAATACCTGCATGTGAACTTGTTCTTGTGGTAAAAGATGCTATTTCAGAAAAGAGTGAGGGCGGTATCATTCTAAAGCCAGAAAGTGATGATAGTACTACAAGAACTGGTATTGTTATGGCAATAGGTAGAGCAATCGATCAAAAATGGACTGGTATTTCCAAGAAGAAGCGTGTGCTTTTCAATAAATATGCGGGCATTTCTTTGAAGAATGATCAGATTCTGTTGAAAGAAGAAGAAATATTAGCGATTGTAGAGGAATAAAAATGACTGGATGGATTTCTGTAAAAGAAAGATTACCAAATCCTGATATGCCGCTATTGGTTCACAATGAAAAGTTTGGCTGCCACTATTTTAAGTCATTCTATAGTTTGGGCTACGGTGGTTGTTTTTTGACGGATTCACGCGATGTGCCGCAAAATGTTCCTATTGAAGTTACTCATTGGATGTATGTTCCAGATGTTCCGTATTGGAATACTCCTGATGGCTTGAGATGGAAAAGAAGTAAAAAAGATTGAATTAAAAATGGCCGCCAACTCAGCGACCACACGTTCATATGTTTGAAATCAAATCTATTTAAGCCAACATTTTGTTTACATTGCTTCTCCTTTCTTTTTTAGGCGATGTACCGTGAAGATGAAGATGAGTGTTAAAAACAAGTAAATGGATAATTGTTTAATAACATTCTTTCTTCTAACGCAGAAGAAAGTTTATAAGAGTATATAAGATATTTATAATTTGTGTGTGTGAGAGTTAGAGAAATCTCTCATATACCTCCTTGGGTGCCCCTCGAGACACATCACCTCGAGGGGGTTTTGCTTTTGTAAAAAAGAAATATGGGTTATACTGTATTTATATTGATTTATAAAACCCTGAAGGGACTATCTTGAGTGATAATTACGCAGAAAAAGATATATTAGAACTTGAAGAAGAATCTAAGAAGCTTAATGGAAGACTCAATGAGGTAAGCAATAAGATAAAGGATCTAGAGCGCTTATTTCATAAAAACAACATGTATTTCCCTTTTTGTAAGTTTTTATGCATAGAGGATAAATTGGATGTTTTTTTGTCATGGGAAGCCGATGAAAACATAAGAAGTACCTTCAGGCTTTATTTAGTCAAAATATCTGAAAATAACACCCTTACTTTTAAACATGTTTTTATAGAGACCAAGCTATCCGAGCGTCTTAAATATGTTGTTTTTTTGGACGCTTTTCTTGAAGACTTTACCCATTGTTTAAAAGAATTAAACCAATCTCTTTAATTCTTGCTTTAGCGTGATCCCCTTCGTAGACTGGGTCTAGACTTCTAAAAGGGAGACAACCATTTTATTTCCACAATTGGGCCCGCAATATTACGACGAAAAAGATAAAGGCATACTCTCCCGCATGGAAGCGTTCTATGCCGAATCTATAACCGTAAATCAATCCTTTTGGGGAGAGGCTGATACAGATACTAGATTTGAATCAGGTGATCAGTCTTTATGGAATGACCTCTATGGCAACCTTCCCGCCAATCGTAAGCGTACGTTCAACTTTAATCGTATACGACGTGTAGTGCAGATGATTACTGGCCATCAAAGACGCAATCGCAAGTCTACTGTAGCTATCCCTATAGAAAATGCGGACGACAATACGGCAGATCAATTCACCAAGGTGCTTAGCTGGGTGCACCGTCAAGAAGGAGTCCTTGAGACTATCTCAGAATCATTCCAAGGCTCTCTAATCACCGGTATGAATCTGCTGCAAGTATGGTTAGATTTTCGCTCTGATCCTGTTTCAGGCAATATTCGTGTAGATAACTGTAGTTACAATAGTTTTCTTATCGATCCTTACTTTAGAAAAGCCGACCTGTCCGACTGTAATGCCCTTTGGAAACGATCGTTCATAAATAAACGTGAAGCTCTCTCATTGATGCCTGACAAAGAAGAAATGATCATGAGCCTTTATGGACAGGATACTCGTGATGGTAAATTCCAATTCATGCCAGAAAACTATGCCTTCTCAGGACTTAAAAACCTTCTTTCATATGATGAGTTTTATTATCGTGACTATCGCACTCAGCGCATGCTCATCGATTCACAAACCGGTGAGACAACAGAATGGCGCGGCAATGATGAAGAGAAACTTAAACTATTTCTTCAATCGTACCCATCAGTCACTGTTGTTCAACAAGAAATTCCAACCGTCAAACTTGCAATTGTCTTGCAAGGGAAAGTCATGTTCAACGACAGAAATCCTTTAGGAATCGATACCTATCCTTTCATACCAGTATGGTCCTATTATAGGCCAGAAATGCCCTATTTCCCTTATCGAATTCAAGGAGTTGTTCGTGGTTTACGTGATGCTCAGTATCTTTACAATCGCCGTCGCGTTATCGAGCTTGACATTTTGGAGTCTCAGATAGCCTCCGGATGGAAATATAAAGAAAATGCCCTTGTGAATCCAAAAGACATATTCATGAGCGGCCAGGGCAAAGGTCTTGCCCTTAAAGACGAAGCACAGATGACCGATGTTGAACAAATACTACCACCTCAGATTCCACCATCAATGATTCAATTATCGGAGCTCTTAGCCCAAGAAATTATGCAAATTTCGGGTGTAAATGAAGAACTACTCGGCAGTAGTGATGATAGTAAAGCCGGCATTCTCTCTATGCTCAGACAAGGCGCTGGCTTGACCACTCTTCAAAGTCTCTTCGATAATTTAGATCGAGCACAAAAGCAACTTGGTGAGATCATGGTAGAGATAATTCAAAACAACTTCACACCGGGTAAAGTTAAAAAGATTCTCAATGGCGAAGAGCCAGCCAGACAGTTTCATGATAAAGCGTTCGGTAAATACGGCTGCGCTATAGAAGAAGGGCTTAACACTACCACTCAAAAGCAGATGCAGTTTGTTCAACTCTTGCAACTTCGTGAGACTGGCGTTCCCGTGCCTGATGATGTGTTGCTTGAAGCGTGTACTATCCAAGACAAGCAAAAGCTTATTCAATCCATCCAACAACAACAACAGCAACAACAGCAAATGCAAATGTCCCAAGCTCAAGCTGCTATGCAAGAACAGGCCGCCCGTACTGAACTTGCTCATGCCCGTGCTGAAGCTGATCGTGGCCTTGGCGCAGAACGGTATAGCCGTATCGATGAGAATCAAGCCCTTGCTGAAGAGCGTCGCGCAGCGGCTATTAAAGATAATGATATTGGACTCTTGAATTTGATAAAAGCGTTGAAAGAGATTGATACAGTTGAAATTGATCAGTTACATAAGCTAATGTCGCTTTCTTCTATGCTACAAAACGGCACAGAAGCGGCGATTGCTCCTAGTACGTCTTTAGTAAAACCAAAGACAGCTAGGCCTAAATCGAATCAAGCGCCTGCGCGGAGTGTTCCCGCGAGGTAGTGGTGCGCAAGCACTAATAGTGCATGACGCACTATATAGAGGTTAACCCTTGTTCGTATGTCGCGGAGTCTACTACATTGTGTGATGTGATAGCTGAGCACCGACGACAGAAGAACAGTTACTACCGGAGCCAAAAATGGCAAAACGATATCATAGCGGCAAGTCGATGGAAAAACATGAATACTACGCAGGTGAAGAATCGCGTAGAAAGCAGGAGCATGAAGATGGTGGCATGATCAGCGAAGATCATTCAGCTATCGCTAATCTTCCGCAAAGCGTCATGATGAAGCCTTATCCAAAACCTGATGGCTATATGCCAGAAGATCTTGATGACACTATACGTGGCATTGATGAACAAGTGGCTATGGACAACAACAAGCGTAAGGCTCATTTCAAGCCAAAAAAGGTTTGATGTGATTATGCCTAGACCTAAGGGCAAAGCTGAACGCATAGCGTGGGCTATACTCGGCAAACCATTAGCGATGCAAAAAAGTAAGAAATCGCCCAAGCGTGCAAAGGTCGAAGAACGCTTAGTGTTCGAAGAAACTACACGCGTTAGGTAAGACTTATTCTTTCTATTAGTGGGCATAACCGAGTAAAAATATTTTTTGATTTGTATCCTTGGTATGCCCACTAATTAATTGGAGAATTTATGATAAAGCAAGCTGATCCCCGTCGCTGGCAGGAGCGTGCTGATGGTGCAATGGTCCGCGAAGACCATTCTGCTATGGCAAACTTGTCTCCAGAAGGATTCCAAAGAGAAATCCCTCACCATGACATTGCCCACGACCCGAGAAGAGGCTATGGACATCCTTTGATGGAAAATATGACTATAGCTTTTTTTGATGGCGTAAAAGGAAAGAGATGAACAAGAAGCTTATGAAAAGTATCAAGGATGCACATAAAGAAAAACATCCTAAAAAGAAACATAGAAAAGCTCCAAAAGGTGACGAAAAACATCATAAACATGAGAAAAAAGCGATTGCCAAAGCAATGAAACATAAGAATGTTTTAGGTGCCGGAGCTAAAAAAAGAAAACATCTTGGGAAGAAGGATAAAGTTGCTGTTGTCATGAAAGAATTTAGTCGTGGTACATTAAATAGTGGGAGCGGTGCTAAAGTTACCAATCCCAAACAGGCTCTTGCAATCGGATATTCAGAAGCGAGACGTGGTAAAAAATAGATCTCTCATTTTTTCCTGTCTAGGTAGAAAGGCACAAAGTCCTAACTACCTAGACAAGCCAGTGCGATCCCTAACCACAGAGACCACTAACAATAGGAGGAGATCCTATTCTTTGTATTTACATTTATCACAGCACTTGCAAGGCTCAAAACGGGTATTTTCAAGCCATGACGGTATCCCTGGAAGATACTCTCCTCCAGTTTTCTCATCGAGCATTTCTTCTATAGCCATAGCCCATTCATAATACAGACAATAGTCGCTTATTAAAGAACCCGCGCGCCATAATATTTCTTCATTTTTTGTCTCGTTATACCATCTTCTCAAAATTATATGGCATACATTCATGGCCTCTGCACCAGTCATAAGTTGTTGCATATACCGATGTTCACTTCCTCTACAGTCAATACGAGTGCCTACGAGATCTATGTTATATTCGTATTTTTTGGTTTCCATGATTCCTCCTGTATAATGTAAGGATACAGAAAATAGAAAAAGTTACAAATCACTACCTTGGTTTATCTTATTCTGGATGACTTCTATCTTCTTTTGCTCCATGGCGACGTAGTGATTCTTGATCATACGCTCTGCTTCTAAATCGTGCACCGTTATAGAACGTGGCGCAGGTGGAAAGAATGAAATATCGGGCAGAGTTTCATCTTGTGCTATAAAAACAGGAGCAGAAGAAGAGGTATATATATCACTCAATGCTGTTCCTATTACTCCTGCTTTTAGTGATTTATCCACCCATCCTGTTCCTTTGCCTTTAGGTTTTACAAATCCTTCTGGCCCACTTAATTTCTTTGTCTGGGGACAAACCGTAAGGCGTACCTCATTGATGCCACAATTAAGGATCTCGCCATTATTATCAACTTCAGCCCATTTTTGTAATCCTGTTTTAGGACAATCATAGGTGAAGATATGTTTCCCATTCTTCGGATGCTGACCGTGCCAAACGCCTTTTTCTACGCTTTCTATGGCCATTTTGACATTTTCAGGAGTGTAATCTCGGTAATGTCCCCACTGATCCTTGTAACCATGAGGATCATCACCTTGTCCTGGTTGTGGACCTGGTTGATATATTTTTTTGCCGAGTTTAAGCGGGTTATCAGATGGTTGAAGCTGTGCTGGTAAGTTAGAATGAGGCGTAATATGAGTGGTAACTGGCGTATGAACTTCAGTATGAGTTGCAATTGGCGCGTGTACTGTTTCGTGTATTTGACGATGGGCAAGAGAGTCTTTAGCCGCTTTTGTTGCTACTTCTTGCGCATCTTTTCCAAGTGTTTTTCCTAAATTTTGTATAATATATCCGGTCATTTTATAGGTGCTATAAAATGCTAAACCTACTACAGCGACAGGAATTATATACGGAGCAGCGATAGCGATAGCTCCCACTATCATCCCGGCCTCTTCTGGTTTTATAGAAGGCCCTGATGGAGCAGGCGCTGGACAAGGAGCCGATGGTGGAACAGGCAAAGGTTTAACAAACGATTTGGGCGTCATTAACTCATTTAATGTAGATATCTTATTAGGATTATGAATGGTGAACTTAGGCATACCGCCTGTTAATGGCAGAGTTGTTGCTGGCGCTGGAGTAGGGACTGCTACAGGAATAGCTGGCATAGTACCTGCAAGGCCGCCAACAATCCGCTCAGAAGAACTTATTATAATCGATGTGTTATTAGAAGTAATAGAGGGAGCGGGTGTGGCAGTAGTAGTCGGAATTGGTGCAGAAATTACCCGTGCTTCGCTAGAAGCTACGTAGGGCGCAGCCGGAGCAGGGGCTGTCACTATTGGAGCCGGTGTAGGGGCTACAACAACTGGTGCCGCTGCCACTCTTTGATTTGCAAGAACTTGCGCTGCTGCTTGGGGAGTGTGTCTAACGTTTCCTGGGAACCCCGCTAAATGAACTGTGGCAGTAGAAGGCTGTTGTATGGTCAAGTCGCCAAACATCTCAAAGAGTTCAGGCCACCCTGTCTTTGATGCCTCAACACCATATTGCTCTTGCATTAGCTTTAAATGAGCTTTTTTGGGGATTCTCCAATCAGGTTGATCGTTGCGCGTTAGATCACTGAGAAGATTGATTATGCTCCCACCCGTTGATGAGCCTACACTTGAAGAAGAGTTGCCGCCACCACCTCCATTAGCATGAGTATGCTGAAATTCAACCTGAGGCATTTGTATTGGTTTTACCGGGTCCGGATTTACCAACTCTACCGTAAATCCTGGTTCAGGAACATCTCCTGCGTAGCCCAAACTAGAGAGAAGCGAAAGAGAAATAAGAAAAACGCGAGACCTATTGTTCATAGGAATCCTTGGTTTTATGAGGTTAAAATCAACTGCTGCTTCACCACTAAACCAATAAACTAACTTTAATAGGAAAAAAAACAATTTCAATAAAAACAACAAAACGCAACACGCGCAACAAAAATGCAACAGTGTGTTTTTGCAAAAAAGCGTGCTATTCTCATTAAAAGTGTTGCAAAATGGTAAAAAGGGGCATATAGCAATGACAGAAAAAAGGAAGGAAACTGTTGGGAAGCTGTCTTCGGAATTGCTGCAAAGAGATATTTACGCCGATCATTCAGCCGGCGAACAAATGCAAGCACAGTTATCAGATTATGAGAGCAACCTCTTTGATCGTGTTGTTCATGGCAAAGCTGTTTATGCTGGTGATTTTTATTTGGTTGTTATCGCTAAGCGTGAAAAACTAATGCCAAATGCCTTTCGGCTCTATTATTTTCATAGAATAAGCTGTCCGTCTCCCGATTATGATCAGACTGTGTATAAATATCATAGAAAAGATGAGCAATTAGAGTTCTTATGGGTGATTCCAGCCAAGCCAGTCATTAAAGATATGATTGCCAATAGACTAGATCTAGACACCTCTCTTTATCAACTGTTGAAGTTTGTTATTGAATTTGTTGACGGAACTCTCGATAAAAAAGCACGAGAGCTTAATGGTGAACCGTTAATCACCATAGCCCCTATAGTATAAAAGGAAGAAGATGGAAGAAGCCAAAAATGCGGTTGATATAGTGACTCCAAATGCCCAAGATATATTAGAGATACCACGGATGGAGTCCGAACCATCAACTCCAGCACAGGAACAAGTCGCTGCTCCAGCTCCGCAAGAAGAACAACAAAGAGCAAAAGATAAAGAATCTAATATGCTCTATTTAAGAAAGCTGGCTGATCAGGCTTCCCGTGAGCGTGATGATGCATTAAGACGGCTTCAAGAGTTTGAGTATCAAAAATTAGCAAAAGTTGAGTCACTTGATGAAGATTTTTCTATAAAAGATGATGAACTTGTAGAAGGTAAACACTTAACTAAGTACGCTAAACGTATAAAACAGCTTGAGCAGCAACAAAAGCAGTACATACAACAGACTACTGAGTCTACCGCTGAAATGCGGCTAAAATCCCAGTATCCGGACTTTGATAAAGTTATGACTATGGAGAACGTGCAAATGTTCAGCTCTGCATATCCTGAGCTTGCCAAGACTATAAACTCATCCAATGATCTTTATGAGAAAGCATCATCTGCGTATACTCTTATCAAGAAGTTTGGCATCTATAATGATCAGCCCTTTGAAGCAGATAAGCAGAAAGCTCTTGCAAATGCTTCTAAGCCGAGACCTCTTGCAAGCGTTTCCCCGCAACAAGGCGATTCGCCTATGCAACGCGCTAATGCTTTTTCTAATGGACTGACTAAAGAATTAAAAGAGCAGCTTCTAAAAGAGATGAATGAAGCGCGCAGAGAATATTAGAAAATAACTTAACGAGAATGAAAGAGATTAATGTACCACGACCACATACCGAAGATTAAATCAAGCGATAGGCCATGGATCTCTTATTGTTCGTTATGCGATTTCGATTTTTGTTTGTTATGCCAGAAAGAAAACGGAGACACTCGATTTGTGTATTTTGAGAGATCAGTAATTAATTTATGCATAGACTGTAATTGGGATATACAGGATTCAATAGAAGGTGCACGTTATAACCGAATCATGGAATTCTTTACACATTATGGTCGGCTGGATCATATATTAAAGAACCCTAAGGGTGTTCCTTTTGAAGATGAGCACAATAAATAGCCTTATTTTGTAGGCAGGATACTGCTTATGTAGGGACCAGAAGTTTAAAACTCTTCTGGTTCTTTTCTTTTTTAATCAGTTTTTTGTATCTTATATTCATCTCAGAAGGCGTATCTGTGTCTCGCCAACACGTATCACTCGCGTATCGGGCTTCGCAAACCCTCTCTTCCGCGTATCACGCCTCGCAAGCGTCGAGTCTAAAAAAATCTTTTCATAATAAAAGGAGAAGACCGTGGCAATTACCACTACGTCTAGCCTTCCGGCACCGGTTCAACAGAGTTTTAGTTATAAACTCTTGTCTGTCCCTGTGCCAAATATGATCCACAAGATACCGGCAATGAAGAAACAAATGCCGCGTAACGGTGGTACAACTTTACGTATGCGTCGATTAAGTTTAGTCGACCTTAAATCTTTTCTGATTGACTTGGAGTTCGAAGTGGCTTACGTTACGGCGTAAACTAACCGATAACAAGGGGCAAGGTAAAGATGTTTAATATCTTCAAAAAAAAAGAAAACGATTCCGTTAAAATTTTCAACAAAGAAGATTCTTTCAACGGAGACTTTCGTTGTTTATGCGTAAAAAAACTATGTGAATCCCTCTATGACAAAGATGGTATTCATAGGAACGGTGGCCTTCGTATTTCCGATAAACTTATTCGCGCTTATTTTTTTGCCATACCAGAACCAGATCATATAGATTTTGAAGATGTTAGAATTTGTCTAAACCGGCCTGAACGACTGAGTGAAAAGATATCTGAAATGTTAGCTCGAAGAGCAAAAGACAAATCAGATAATGCGACAGTCTGAACTCTACACGATAAGGTAGAGAGGGAACTCCGAAGAGGGATCCCCGCCTCGAAAGAGGTCATAAAAGTAACAGAATGATAACCCGTTGAATACAGCGATGGTACCACTAGGTAATTCTGGTGTAACTCCTCCCGCTCAAAATCTAACGGCTGTGGATATCGATGCAAAGATCAGTTTTTACGGCACTTATGTTCAACTCAATGAGCAGGTGACTCTACAAAACCAAGACCCTAAAAGGTATGGGGTCTTTAAATCTTCTCTGATAGACTTGAAAGCCGAAGTAGCAATTAGCTAACCGGTAACAAGGGGCAAGATTATGATTACAGTAATTTCTGATCAATATGTATGCATACATAGAGCTCAATTAGCTTTTAAGAAAACGCAGAATTGCGTGGGAGCTGTGTATGAGATTACATGTGATGAGGATTCTAAGTGTCCTGATCAGCCTGATCGCAGCAAGCGAGAAGACCTTCACCATAAAGATTGCATTCCCTGGATAAAACACAATTGTTGGCATAGTTATAACCAGCGGGATAAGTGTGAACATAAAGAAGATTGTGATCTTATTGTTGGTGCTAGGATGCGGTGCTCAGAACATTGTGGAAACACAGTGAGGGAAGTGCAATAGGCTTCCTCGCCTCGTAAGAGGTCATACAAGTAACAGACTGGTACTTAACGAATGCGCAGCACGACTTGGTGTATCACTCCGTTAAATTGGCGGAGTATAAATCTTTCCTAATTGACTTGGAACCCGAAGTGTGCACAATAAGTGCATAACCGGAAACAAGGGGCAAGAGTATGAGTAAAATAATGATTTGTAAATATTGTTTCGTTGACCTTGCAAACGCAGAGACTTATTCTATGTCTAGTAAAGAACCCAATCGGCATTATTTTTGCCAAGAATGTATTCCTATGATGCGATTGGTTTCTGATTGTGTGAAGGATGCTATCAACGAACGTGTTTTTTTCGCTCTCGCATCTATGAGCGAACTTATTACTCGGCCTGAACGACTTAACGGAAAGACCTCTGATAAAGAGGGTGCGAAAGTCTGAACACGATTCGATAAGATCGTGAGGAGGATCCGAAGAGGTTCTCCCGCCTGAAAAGGTCATACAAGTAACAGATTAGCAAACGGAAGATCAGCTAACTCGCGATATGCTAGCGAGTACTGCGTCGTTTATTAACTGCGTTGGTGGTGTAAACGGTGATATACCGACTGAAATCACTCGCTCTGATGTTGATGAAGTGGTGCGTACATTGCTTGATAACAATGCGTACACCATCATGGATAACATTGAAGGTGAAGATAAGTTCGGTACAGCACCAGTTCGTGATGCATACTTTGCATTATGCTCGACTAACCTGACTGGTAACCTTGATGCAGTATCTGGTTTCATTCAAAAGAACCAATATCCTGCACCAATGAATGCGTTACGTTCAGAATGGGGTGCAATTGGAAACCTCCGTTTCCTTATTTCATCCATTGGTTCACAAGTATTACAAGGCTCATCCCTTGGCAATACTGTGTACAACATATTCTGTGTGGGTATGGAAGCGTATGCATGCATCGAACAAGATGGCTATAGCGCGAGCTTTATCTATCGCCCACCTATATATGATAGTCCATTAGCCTTAAACGCTTCTGTGGGCTACAAATTTGCTGAAGTGCCGCGTATCACTAACGACCTCTGGGTCATTAACCTACGCGCTACATTAGCGTAATAAGGAGTAACCATGGACGGAACTATAATTGGACAAGGTACCTTTTCTGCTTCATATTCTGGTGCTAACCCTAATACTGGTGTTGCAAGTAACCAAGCAGGTAATGCGGTTATCATTGCAATCCCTTCTGGTGTTGATTGGCTCAAAGTGTATAACTACACAAAAGCCGGTCAAAACGGAGTAACTACCGCTTACTTTAATGGTACAGGGAATGCTTCTGTAGGTACCGAATTCTATTGGCAGCGTGGCATGCCTGTTGGTGGCGGTATCGTTTATTACAAAGGCGCTACAACTGCAGTAGTAGGTGAAGATACAATGGTATCAGGAGGGTTTACGCTCTATGATCCATCAGGACAAACACCTGGTGCATTGCCATTGCTCAGTTCTCCTGTAGCAACCACTGCTTCTACAAACGCAACGCGTCCCGTAGTTAGCACTGCAAATACAGCAGGATTAAGTGTGGGTTCTGTAGTGCGTTTGAATTCGACTGCGCAAAATGATGTGAATGGTATAGATTTTGTTGTTGGGGCCGTGACCGCTAACACAAGCTTTACTTTACTCACATCAACTAACCCATTGGCTACCGCGCCGGGTGCAATAGGTGGTGCTGGATTTTATAGTATTGTTAACGTAAATCCACTCTTCTATCCACGTCGTCGTGTTATCGTTAACATTACTCAAGCAAATCCTGCACAAGTAAGTACTGCGGTGCCTCATGGTATGACTGCTGGGCAATCAATTCGATTCGAAATCCCTTCCCAATCAGGAATGGTTCAATTGAATTCAAATTCAGCAAACAACTATAGAACTGCAACAGTTGTGCAAGTAATCGATGATTATAACTTTACCGTAAATATAGATACTACCAGTTTCCCTGCGTTTACATGGCCTACTATTGCGCAACAACCATCTTCATTCCCACAGTTCTCTCCTGTTGGTGAAGATACTGCTGCTGCATTAGTGAGCCCTTATGCGCAAGTGCCTAGCATTGGTGGTCAGCAAATCTTTAATACTAATACTGGAATCCTGGCCGACTCGACCGTTAATACCGGTTTCCTTGGCATGATTCTTGGTAGTGGTGGTAATGGAACTGCCTTGACTACACCAATAGTTGGACCCGCTGGCGCTGTACATTTTACTTCAGGAAACGTCATTGATGTTGCTGACAGTATGTACTGGGTTGCAGGCAAGTCTACTTACGGCGGCCTATAATCCATCTATGCCTAAAGGCTACGCCGGACGCGGTTTGCTTTTTTCATGCGTGGGAGTGGGAGCGAAAGCTCTCCTCCCAGTCTTCGTAATTTTTATAGAAAGGAAATGAATGACTCAAGTTCAATCGACAAGCACACCAGTAAAGAAAATAAAAGAAAAACCTAATTTGAACTACCTCCGTGATAAACATGCGGAGATAGTACCAGGAATATTTAAATATTTTGAAGCACCAGGAGGCACCTTAAGTTTTACCTTTAGAGAATTCAAAGGTGAAAAGCCGATACGTTATGACCTCACTGATGGTGAAGTATATCGCATACCCTATGGAGTAGCTAAACATCTTAATAAAGATGGTTGGTACCCTGAATATAACTTTGTTCCCGGTGACAAATCTATTCAGATGGGAGCTGCGGTAGCTGGCTTTGCAAATAATGCTTTTCAGAAGATAACCAGAAAAGTGCATCGCTATGCATTTCAAAGTCTTGAATTCACAGATATTGAGGATATACCCAATTCTGTGTCATCAATAGTAACAATAGAGTCGGTTTAATCTTAGGAGAGACCGTAATGGGACGTTGTTTTGCTTATCCTAATCCCATATTCCAGCCTGCCATGCGGCTTATAGCAGCAATAACGAATGCTAATCCTGCTGTTGTAACCACTACCTTCGCGCATCTATACCTTACTGGGTTAATAGTTCGCTTAGATTTGCCACCAGCAGTGGGTATGCCGCAGGCTAATGGTATGACGGGCACCATTACGGTCCTTTCTCCTACGACCTTTTCTATCAATATAGACACGACATTATTTACGCCATTCGCTATTCCCGCAATGCCTGGACCTCATGAAGATATATGTGCTCAAGTAGTACCTGTAGCGGAAGTAAATAGTTCGCTTGTGCAGGCCGTCCAGAATATACTGTAATTAAAGAATCAAGAAGGAGACTAATATGTCATTAACGATAGCCCCAACAACTACGCTTCAAGCCATTCAGACGAAGGTGCGTCGTTTGACGCGATCTCCTTCACAAGCTCAATTAACCGATACCGATCTTCAGAATTATATTAATACGTTTGTGGTCTATGATTTCCCTGAGCATCTCAGAATGTTCAATCAGAGAACTACGTATACATTTGTAACCAATCCAGGACAAGATCGTTATCCCACCGATATTGCATCATTCGCTGGTGTCACAACAAACCCATTGTATGATTTCCAGAACAAATTTCTGACTATGCATGATCCTATCTATATAGCAGGATATCAATCATACTTCACTCAATCACGTGAGCAGTTCTATGGTATATATCCATTCACCAACTCTATTCAATCAACGCAGATCTTTGGCAACGGCATAACACAAACATTCTCAGGCAACTTACAGATTATTCAGGGGCAACCAGGCGGTGGTGCTGTTCTCTTACAGAATAACGTGCTTTTCTCTTCTATTGATGTAAATGGACTTGGCCTTGCGCTAACTGATGTGCCACTCGTAAGCCTCACAACTGGTAATAATACAGTTGAGGGAAATCTTTATACACCTCAAACACAGCCGGCCGTTCCGCCCACTACGGCTAATTTTGATCCAACTAACTTTATTAACTATGTGACTGGCCAATTTACGATCACATTCCCAACACCACCTGCTAATGGTCAGGTAATTAATAGCCAGACCGTTCCTGTGGTTACTGCATTGCCACAAGCGCTTATGTACTATGACAATACGTTCTTTGTAAGACCGGTTCCTGATCAAAGCTATAATATAAATTTTGAATGCTACATGAGGCCTAGTTTTATCATGGATACTACTGATAACCCTCAACTGAATGAATGGTTTCAATATATATCATATGGCGCCGCAAAGAAGATATTAGAAGACCGCATGGATATGGATTCTGTCCAGTTACTGATGCCTGAATTTAAGAAACAAGAAGCACTGTGTCTACGCCGTACCTTGATACAGTATACAAATGAACGGACGGCAACAATTTATACCGAACAAACCAGCTTCGGACCAGGTAATGGTCAATGGGGTTGGGGCGGAGGACCTTTTTAGGAGAGTAATATGGCATGGAATCCAAATATTCCGCAGGCAACTGATCAGATTAATGTGTCTCAAGGCGATATTCTGCATAATTTTCAGGCCCTTGATCCGATATTTAATGGTGTTACAAACTTTGCCGCTATCTTTACTACACTCGGAGCGACACCAACTACGGGCGCATCACAGTTATCTATCTTTGCAGCTGATGATTCATCAAGTAATCCCCAATTATTTATTGGACCGCCGTCTACCGGAACACCGACTAATATAACAGGTTCAGGTCAGGCTACTAATGGCTGGGCACGATTACCCTCGACGATACTTATTAAATGGGGCA